GATAGCCTCGGTGATGAAGTCACAGTCCCTACTGGTGCGTTACGAGGCATAATCGCTAACATGGCGATTGAAGTCGCACCTGACTATGGAGGCGTGGTTTCAGAGGGTCTAGCTCTGGCAGCGCGTCAGGGTATGCAGACCATGAGGACAATAGGTCAGCGTATCAGGGCCAGTAAACTGCCTGCTACGTTACCAATCGGCTCTGGCAATGAAAACGAGTCCTACGGATTGAACGGACACTTCTACCCAGATCAAGAAGCAGAGATACTCGCCGAGACTACAGGCGCAATAGGTTTGGAGGTCAATACCAATGGCGGGTAATGCACAAGGTCGCAAGAAGAGTCAATTCGTCCAACAGAATACGGTTCTAGCCAATAGCTATTTAGATTATGTTGTAAATGGTTCTAACTACAAGATCAGCTACGACAACTTTGTAGCTAACCTTGGTGTTACTGGCTCTATAGTTCAAACTGGAGCGGTAACTGGCGCACCTGTGCTAGATGTTGATGGCTCTGTAAACAAGATCAGAAACATTGAGAACGGCTCTGGAGTACTGGCAAACGTCTCAGCAGAGAACGGCCTTATTCTGTCTCACAACTTTACAGCTAATGCAGATGGTCTGCCGATCCTGTTAAACACAACCGCAGCATCTCCAACAATTGCAAGCATTGTCGCTGGATCAGGGATTAGCGTCCAAGCAGTGAATACTGGCGGTATTGAGATATCGTCTATTGCGGAGGCGATATACGCGCAAGTAACGATGCATGGGAATACAACAGCCACGGTAATCAGCACTATCAATGTTCCTGTAAAAGTAGCCGGAACATGGGTTGTGGGGACGAACTCAAGCTTCACTGCATCCACAACAGGCAGGCTTACTTACACAGGCGGGACAACTGAGACGGTGGTTTTTAGGGCTTCGGTGACTCTGGTTCCGGTAGGAACAAATCAGGTTCTTACTATTCAATTTGCGAAGAACGGCACGGTAATTCCAGAAGCGAAAATAACCAGAACTGTAAGCGCTGGAGCAAGCGGAAACGTATCCGTGTTCTATAACGCATCAATGACCTCATCTGATTATATGGAGATATTCGTTTCAAACGGCTCTAGCACTAATGATATTACAGTAGTGGATTGTTTGTTCGGAGTCTCTTAGATGCCTGTAACTCAGTTACCCATAGCGAATGGTTTCTATGTATCAGACTCTCTGCCTATCGCAGCTCAAGAGTGTACGAACTGGTATCCAAACATTGTCCAAGGTACTGGTTTGTCTCAAGAGACTCTATTCGGCACTGAAGGCATTGTTCAACTCGCTACCTCTGGTGTACTAAATAACGTCAATCGTGGGTCGCATGAGATGGCTGGCAAGCCTTACTTCGTCAATGGCGAAAGGCTGTACCGTTTAGATGAGTCTGGTGACGACTACACTTTGACGTTCATTGGTGATGTTACTGGCACTGCTCGTGTATCAATGGCTGATAACGGCACACAGTTAATGGTGCTTGTTCCGAATGGTAACGGTTATATATACAACCACGTTACAAACACGTTTAGTCAAATCACAGATTCGGACTTCACTGCGAACGGCAACCCCCAGTTCGTAGTGTTCATAGATGGCTACTTCTTAATCACCACAGATTCTAAGAAGTTCATAGTAAGCTCCATCAATGACGGCTTGAGCTACAACGCTTTAGACTTCGGTACTGCCGAGTCCGACCCTGATGACATTGTTGCCCCTGTGGTCTACAAGAACCAACTGTTTATCTCTGGTGGTCAGACCTTTGAGGCTTTTCAGAATATAGGCGGTGCTGACTTCCCTTTCCAACGTACAGGTCTATTCCTTCAGAAAGGCTGCTACGCTCCATACTCATTGGTAAACGCGCAAGACACGTTTATGTGGGTCGGCGGTGGAGAGAATGAAGGGCCAGCTATTTGGGCGTTGAACGGCAACTCTACAGTTAAAATCTCCACAACAGCTATAGACTCGCTACTCTCCACTCTGACAGATACTCAAGTGGGAAATATCTTCTCATGGGCCTATGCCAGTAAAGGAGCGTACTTTATCGGCTTCTCACTGCCTTCTACAACGCTTGTATACGATACAACAAGCCAGAGGTGGCATGAGCGTAAATCGTTCCTAGAAGGCTCTTTAGGGGCTTTACGGGTTGCTTCAATCGTCAAGGCTTATAACAAGATTCTCTGCGGCGACATCATTGATGGTCGTATAGGCGAGTTAGACCCTGACGTTTATACAGAATACGGAAATACGATTGTTCGAAGGGTGGCTACGCAGCCTTTCCAGAACAATATGCAGTCCGTGTTCTTTCCTTCACTAGAACTCACTGTTGAGTCTGGTGTGGGCAATGAAGCAGTGGTTGACCCTCAGATAGTCCTTGAACGATCAAAGGACGGAAAGACTTGGAGCGGCCCTATTGCTCGGTCTATCGGTAAGATTGGTGAATACACAAGAAGGGCTATCTGGAGAAGGAACGGCAGGGCAGCAAGGTTTGAGATATTCCGATTCACTTTAACTGATGCAGTAAAACCTGTGATTATTCAGCTAACTGCAAACATTATTGGTGGAGATAAGTGACAAGCCCAAGACTCAACGCAGCTCAACCCATCGTACAAGCAGATGGGACTATGGAGCAGCCATTTAGACAGTTTACGCAAGATGCTAGTCTCAGCATCCCAATTATAGGGGTGGGGTCGCCAGAAGGCGTGGTAGAGGCTAGGCAGTACAGTTTATACATAGACTCCACTGGTGTTAGTGGTTCTATAGAGTACAGAAAGATGCAGCCATCAATTGCAGGCGATACGTCTAAGGGCTGGATTGCGGTATAAGTGTGGTAAAATTAACCAAATTCAATAAGGCTAATTTATTGTGCAAGCAGTTATAGATCAAGACCATAGAGAAAGAATGGAAGCCCTTGAAGGCGCTATGGCTGCTAGTGATAACAGCATTGATGTCACAACGCTAGAATGCAATCATTATTTCTCTTACGGCCTATACACCAGAGAGTTACACATTCCTCAAGGAGTGGTCATTACTGGCGCTATTCACAAGTATTCTAATGTGAATATTCTTTCTCACGGGAAAGTCATCGCTGTAACGGATCAAGGCAGAATTGAGATAGAAGCTCCTTATACGTTTGTATCTAATGAGCTTGTAAAGAAAGCTATTTACGCAGTCGAAGATGCGGTATGGATTAATGTCTTACCGTGGGATAAAGAGCCAGATGTTGATTTGGTTGAACAAGAGTACGTTATCCCAACTTACGATTTATTAGATATTCAAATGGGGTTAAGCCCCGAACAGTTATTGGAGAAAGAATAATGGCATTCGCAGTAGGTGGAGCTTTATTATTGGGTGGAGCTAGTCTTGCTGGTTCAGCCATGAGCAATAGAACTAACAGAAAAATTGCAGAGCAAGCTCAGGCGCAGAACGCGCAAGATAAAGCCTTGACTCAGCAGTATGCAAAAGCAGCAATGGAGCAATTGCCTGTTGGATACCAAAATGCCCAAGCGGTGCGTCAGCAGGCAATGAACCAAGGTCTTGGGTTAGCTGGTCAAACATTCCAACCTACCGCTGAGATGATCAACCAAGGCGGCATGATGAACCAAAATGCTCTGTTAGCTGGCCTACAGCTTCAGCGCAACGCTATTCTTGGTAAAGACATGGATTACAGCACTTTGCAGGCTATGTCTCCGCAGATGGATTACTCTGCGTTATCTGGGCTAACACAACCGCAAGGCTTAGATTTTAAAGCCATTGAGCCAATTAAGAATACATTCACGACTACTCAGGCTGATATTCAATCTTACCTTGATGAAAACAAAGATATTGAAGAAGATTACCTGAGACAGCTACCAGAACTTAGAGCAGGCGACCCCAATAATCCCAACTACAAAGACATTCAGTCTTACGGTAGATGGCATTACGACAATATTGGTAAGTATGAGATTGAGCAAGGCAAGAGGACATGGAGCGGCCAGCCTGCTAAAAGCGAAGCCGCACCACAATCTCAGGCGGCTCAATTAGTCACAGCCGATCAAGTCCAAAAAGCAATTAGTGGCCCAAATCCGTAGGGAATATAGACATGGCTTCACCAGAACCAACAAATTACGCGAGACAAGTCAAAGACCTTATTGACCAAGGGCAGCCCATTCCTGCTGACTTGCAAAAACAAGCGTTTGACCAAGCTGTCCAGCAGGGAATTTCAAGGGAACAGATGGGCGAGTTCTTTGGTGTTGCCCCAGAGATGATATCGCAAGCAGCCACTGATCTTGGGATAGCCGACCAACTGCCCCCTGTTTTGATGGGTACGGAAAATCCGTCTATTCAAAACATTAACAATCAAGCAGCTAAAGCAGCGATACAGGCTATCCCTGCTACTGGAACTTACACACCAGAACAAGTGCAGACTGTGACTGATCTAATCAACACAGGTCAGGTGAATATCTCTGATGTGTCTAGTCACTTCCAAGTCGATCCAAGTTATGTCATGGAGGTTGTGTCTGGCGTTCCTAAGTCTGTTTATGCCGAAGGGTCGTTTACCCCAGAGCAAACAAAAAAGCTGGAGTCATTAATTACCTCTGGTGTTGCCACCTCAGATCAAGTCGCACAGTATTTTGATGCGCCTGTTTCTGATGTGACAAACTATCTTTCTCAAACTGCCAATTACACTCCAGACCAGTTAGCCAGTTCATTTGTTAGTAACATTGCAGCAGACCAAGACTACACTATGGAAGAAGCCATGCAGGTCAAGGCTGCAATAGATTCTGGTAATATGACCGTAGCCCAAGCGGCTAGGCAGTTTGGTGTTTCAGAAGCAGATGTCATTCGGGTGATGGGTGAGATTGATGCCGCTAACGCAACTAACACCACAGACTTAACCTATGGTCGTAATGGGGATAATATCCCAACAGGTCTAACCGGAGCAGAAACAGCTCTAACAGGTAGTGCTAGTGACGCTTTAAACCTTCTCAACCAGATCAACCAAGCTGGTAGAGCCGATATGCTCGGCATGACCAATCAAGGCTTGGATGAACTAATAGGAGCGTACCAGCAGTCAAGATCAGACATTACCCAAGGCACTACTCAAGGCTTAGAGGCTTTAGGCGCAGGTTTAGGTCAAGCCAGAACTGATATTACTGGCGGTACAACAGATGCGTTAAACGCTCTGCAAACAGGCGCTACTCAAGCCAGAGGCGATATTACAGACGCTTTTGGTAGAGCTGAGGCGATGTTTGATCCTTACGCTCAAGCAGGCACTACGGCCTTACAGCAGCAGCTTGCTCTGTCAGGCGCGTTAGGTCAGGAGGCATTCAACCAAGCGTACCAAGAATCTCCACAGATGGCGTTCTTGCGCGAACAAGGCATGAGGGCCAATCTTTCTGGTGCAGCAGCTACTGGTGGTCTGGGCGGTGGCAATGTTCAAAGAGAATTGCAACGCTTTGGGCAGGGTCTAGCCGCACAAGGACTGCAACAGCAGATAGAGAATCTAGGCGCATTGTCAGGACAAGGTTTTAACGCTGCTACCAATGCGTCAAATGTTGCCACTACAGGTGGCACAAACTTGGCTAACATTGCGTCTCAATTAGGCGCTAATCAATCTAACTTGTACCAGAACCAAGGTTCTAATCTTGCTAATATTGCACAGCTTCAAGGCACTGCTGGGTTAGATGCCTACCTGAACCAAGGAAGCAACCTAGCCAGACTCGCAGAAGGTTACGGAGCTAATCAATTAAACACTAGGGCTAATCTAGGCAGTCAGTTAGCTGGTTACAACCTCAGCACCGGATTACCTGCTGCTAGTACCATTTCGAATCTTGGCATTAACTTGGCGAGTGGCAGAACACAGGCTGGAAGAGACTTAGCTAATCAAGCAGGCTCTGTTGCTCAGTTACTCGGTGGCATTCAACAAGGCCAAGCGCAAAACGTTCTTAACGCACAACAACAAGCTAATCAAATGCAAGCTATGGAACCATATCAAAGACTTGGTGTTTATGGTGAAGGTGTTAGCAGAGTAGGTCAATTACCAGGAAGCATACAACAACAAGTAACACCAGATCCAACTGCATTACAAACAGCACTAGGAACAACTTCTGTACTAGGTGGATTAATGGGACTAGGTAGTGGCTATGCTGCTCAAAACGCAGCTAATAAAGCAATAGGATAATAA